TCACTTTTGAATCCATTTGCAATAATTGACTTTGCCATCCCCTCAGAGCACCGGCCATCGCGGAGGATGCGCTCTAAAGTTCTTGCGTCCGTCTTTTCTTTTTTCGCTGATATATTTTCAGGAATCCGCTGAAATTTTGCCTTCTGCATGATCGGAACAAATTTGACGCATGCGCTCATATCAGCCTCGCCTGAAATTTCATCAATAAACCCGGCTTCGAGCGCGTCTTTTGCTGTGAGCCACGTTTCAGCCTTCATCATTTCGTTGATTTCGGCTTCATCTTTTTTTGTTTTTGTTGTGTAGGTCATTGCGATTGACCCGTTCACCTTGTCCAGTTTTTCGGCAAAATCGCGCATGTCGTCAGAGTTGCCAAAAACCATACCAGATGCTTTATGAATCATAAACAGCGCGTTTTCAGCCATGACAACACGATCACCAGCAAGGGCAATCACAGAAGCGATTGATGCGGCCAGTCCGTCAATGTAAGTAGTCACGTTCGCCGGGTGCTGTTTCAACAAGTTGTATATGGTGATGCCATCAAACACAAGGCCGCCCGGGGAATTGATATGCAAATCAATCTGGCTTGACTTTATGGCCGACAGTTCCTTTTGAAAACCCTTCGCAGTGATACCGGCACCTCATGAAAAAATCGGCTGATTTTGATGTAAAAGCGATTGCTGAAAGCCGGGAATTGAACGATCAGGAAATCAGCCTGAAAAACGAGATCCTGGACACTGTTGAAGAACTCAACAAGCTCGTAGCCACAATGGAACGTCAAGAGCGGGTTGGCGCCATGCTTGAATCTCCGCAGGATTCTCAAACCATGCCAAAAAACATCCCCAAAAGAACGTCGGAAAACCAGAAAAAGGATCGTTTTGAATCTTTTGGTCAGCAGCTTGCGTGCGTCATGTCTGCCGGGCTTCCTGGTGGTCGAGTTGATCCGAGACTTTTCAACGCGGCAGCTTCCGGTTTGAATGAAACCACTCCGAGCGACGGCGGGTTTTTGGTCCAACAGGATTTCGCGGCGGGGCTGCTGGAAGAAGTTTTCGACACCGGTATTTTGTCGCAAAGGGTCGGGCGCAGGATCCCCATCAGCGGAAACGCGAACGGAACCGTCATCAACGGCGTGGACGAAACGTCCAGGGTGTCCAGTCGTTACGGCGGGGTAGTGGCATACTGGGCATCAGAAGCCGAAGAGAAAACCAAAAGCAAACCCAAGTTTCGTCGGATTGAATTGAACCTGCAAAAACTCATCGGGCTTTGCTACGCAACGGACGAAAACCTCGACGATGCGGCGCAGCTCGAAGAGATCATTCGCAAGGCGTTCATCGGTGAATTTGGGTTTCAGGTTGACGAGGCCATGTTCAACGGCACCGGGGCCGGTCAACCGCTTGGAATCATGAATTCCGGCTCGCTGGTTACAGTGTCCAAAGAAGCCGGTCAGGTGGCCGCGACAATCCTGGCCGAAAATATTGATAAGATGTACGCACGGCGTTTTGCCCGTCAAACCGGAAACTATGTCTGGTACTACAACCAGATGATTGAACCGCAGCTTGCCCAGCTCTCCTATTCTGTCGGCACGGGCGGGATTCCGGTCTATGTTCCCCCTGGTGGACTGAACAGCGCTCCTTACGCACAGATCAAGGGGCTGCCGGCAATAGCCATTGAACAGGCCAGCGTTCTCGGCACTGCCGGGGATATCGTTTTGGGAAATTTCGCAGATGGTTACGTGATCGCCGAAAAGGGTGGGATCAAAGCGGATATGTCAATTCACGTCAGGTTCATTTATGATGAATCGGCCTTCAGTTTCGTTCTCCGGATTGACGGACAGCCGGTCCGGGCGTCCGCGCTGACCCCGTATAAAGGCCGTGCAACGGCTACGCAATCGCATTTTATCACGCTTGAGACTCGTTCTTAACAAAACGCCGGGCATAGTCCCGGCTACCATAAGGAGAAAAAACCATGATGCTTTGCCCTGAAATATTCCCTCTGATCGAAGGCCACGAGCCGGTTGCATCAAATGCCCTGGCTGATACTTCTGATGCAATTTCGCTGAAAAACGCAAAAGGCTGCTTGATCATCATTCATGAAGATTATGCGGTTGACGCGAACCAGCTTGTCCTGACCGTCCACGAAGGCGCAACCGCCGCAGAAGCCGCTGCCGGAACATACCCCATTACGACCGGGGCCGAATTTCCGATCTGGCTGAACACGGCATGCCAAACCAGCGACGCAATGGTGCGCCAAACAGATGGCCTTGGGCTGACACTTGACGGTTTGGTCGCTGGAAACAACGTTATGGCCGCATTTTACATTCCGGCTTCGATTCTTACCCCTGGCCGCTCTTGGATTCAACTTGGCGCGGCTGCTGGTGACGCTGGAAATATCGTTTCTGTGCTGTACATGCTTGACGGCGCAAGATATCAACAGACGACCCCGCCTACGGCCATAGCGTAATATGAAGCGGCCTGAAACATGGCCGCTCAAGGAGAAAACGACATGCTGAGAGATGAAATCAAACAAGTCCAGGATATTGCTATGACTGCCGCAAAAACAGCGTCATTGGTTGCGTATGAAAAAATCATGGAACGGATAGCGGAAATCGAAAACAGGTTGACCATTCTGGAAAAAACCTCAAAGGCTGAGCTCAAAAAAGAACAGACGATAAGTATTTCTCCGGACGGACCAAGTGTTCCGGATAATTCACCGTCTGAATCAGCAGCAGAAAAGAAACCGGCGAAAACTGCCAAATAACGGGCTATCTGAAAGGATGGTAGTCCCCATTCGAAAGGAATGAAAGATGAACTATAATCCAAGTACAAGAAACAGAATTGCAGACCTTATTAACGGGCTGCACGTTGAAACGACCGGCGGCGTCCTTGTAGCGGCCAATTTTACCACCGGCGGCGTGGACACAAACCTGTTTAACATCTATGGCCGCGTTAAAATCATGGAGCTGTTTATTGAATTGACGGCTGCCGCTGACGCAAATGCAACGCAGGTTCTTTTTTACACGACCTTTACAACTCCGGTCATTGCCAAAAACTCCATGTGTGCAAAATGCGCGAGTATTGCCAATCTGGGTGCGTATGGGCGTATCGTTTACGTGGGCGGTGTTGTGGCTACTGCCGCAATTATCACAGACAGCGCCGGCCTGACTGACGTTGAAACAGCCGGTAAGCACTCGATTCTTGGCGGTCGGTCTGCTGCCGGGGTTAATACCATTGGTGTTATTGGCATGACCTCATCTGACGCAACACAGGCTGCCACGATTGCCGCAACTGCCCATATTTTTTATGCCCCGATGTCTCAGGGAGCATACGTGTCGGCGATTTTGTAATTAAATTGGGCCGGGTAGTTTTCCGGCCCTGACCAAAGGTGATATATGGCAGGAACTATTGCAAAATCAGATATAACGATTCTTGACCGTGGGAAGTCGCTCAACAACTCATATATGATCCAGTTTGACGTTGACCCCCCTGCCCCGTCCGGCACTTTGGTTTTATATTCCAGCGTGATCCGAGCATTCATTTCGCTGGGCGATGGTCCGGTTATGGGTTTGGATTTCATGCAAAAAGCCTTTGAAAAAACGAGCAAACAAAGGCCGTCCACTTCCATTTATGCTCATGATGTTTGTAATTAGAACAAGTCCATATCAGCCGCAATTTTCGCTTTTTCAAAACGTCCCCCATAGTCGATGATTATAAAGCAAATTATTGATGGCTTCTTTTAGCGTTTCTGACCGGTCCCCGTGGTAATACGCATTTTCAGCCGCAAACTTGACAGCCCTTTTTATGGACCGGGGCACCAGCGCGGCAGTTGTCCAGCCGCAAACAAAACGGATTGTGATCGGATTTGACGGATACGGGGTAAAAACCGGCCACGTATCGCCATACGGTAAAACTATGCGCCCGTGTTGGTCTCCGTTAGTCTCGACGTAATAATCCGTACCATGGACCATAGTCGTGCTTACGGCGTCGCTGTCTTTGTAAATCAGAGACGTGACAGTTTGCAGATTGCCCAGGGGCAGCTTGATAAAGTACTCGCCGGGGAAATCGTCGATGGAATAATCAAACGTGCTCGTAAGCAGCGCCCTTCGGGTGATAGTTTCAACTGTCTCGCGTGCGCCCGTAATCAAATCGGATAGATCGTCATCCTCTGAAGCAATCGCCGCATTCGTTACAACCGAAACCCCAAATTCACACGCCGCCAGAAGCACCTGTGCGACTGCCCGGATTTGAGATGCGGTTCCGGTGTAAGCCTTTTCGTATGTCGCATTGTCGTTCCCCGTTGTAACCTGTGCGAATGCACCGCCAACCCAGTCCGCCCACGTCGCCCCATTGTATTCCTGGATTTTCACGTCCACGGTGCCGGTGGCGCCGTTCGTGCCACATTCCAGATAGACCACCGCCTGTTTCCCGGCCACATCAACCGCAGTGCCAACCAGCGAGTAAAGCGTAGTCGTGGCGTGCAGCCCGGAATAGATTGACGGGGAATTGGTGATATTCCCGGCAAAGGTTCCGCTATCAAGGCGCAAATGGTCCTTTAGCTCACTTAACGACAAAGGCTCAATGGTCGGGGGTGTTACACAAACAAGCTGCATTATCTCACCAGTACAAAAATAACTTT